ATGCAGTTCACGAGTTGCGCCATCGCTTGACCAAGCATCACCCTTTGGTGGAACGCTAAAACCAAATGACATTGAAGAAACATCGCCACGCTTCATAAGAACCGATAGATCGCGCCCTGCGCTGGTGTCTGGCAATTCAGCCTGAGCTAGTAGACCGCGTGAATCCTCAGATAGTTTCAAAGTTCCAGCGCGTGTAGAGCCTAGAACTACGTCTGTGTTGTGGTTCATAAATAGTTTGATCTCGTTGCGTGACTTTAAGGAACGCTTGAACGCACCCTCACGGATTACTTCTGTAAACGGTAGTGGCTCTGACGGGCTGTTAAACACGGCTGCATAGCCAGTGAAACTCATGCCATCGCTAGATGCTTCCCCATTACGAACATCAAATTCAACGGTATTAACACGGCGTTCTACATTGGTGGTCATTGACTGCCTTTCATCCTTGTTTAAGTTTAGCGCGATACTTCGCCATTTCTCGTTTTGTAAATCGTTAGCGGTACGTTCCTCATCGCGGATACGCTCCACAACACCTTGTGCATAATCTAAAGCGCGTTGCGCCTGTCGCTTGGTCGGGCCACTTCCCCAAAGTAAATGCGCTACAACTCCTGCGCTTGGGTAGTTGTCAGAGTCAGGGTTTGCATCTGGTGAATCTAGATCGCCTAAGTGACGAGCAATCCAAGCAGCAGTGCGAATCCACTTATCATCGGAAACTTGACCATCTGCCATAAGACGAGCTTCACGAATAGTGCGCTCAACTAAACCATCGCCACCTAGACCCTCAGCGTTGTATTCAAGTCCACGCCTTGCAGCTGCTCGCATGTAGGCAGGTGCATCTTGGTTTATTGCGCGTAGGTCATCTTCATCTTCATCCATGTCATCCATGTCATCATCTGGCTGCCAAGCATTGCAGTAGTAACCACCATCAACGAATTCATCCCACTTACGGCAATAAGCCTTAGTGCCATCTTCGCTAACTACGTCATCGTCATAAAAGAAACAGTTGCCACAGGCACGACCTTCTGGAACATCTTGCGCTAGTGCTGGTCTGTAATTCTCTGGCAAGGCGCGTTCACCGCCGGGTTCCATGTCCTCAGCTAGCGATACGGCAATCATCTGATCTATGGCAGCTTGCTTTGTTGTATGGCAACCAATAACTTCGCCATCCTCTTTAGTAGTTGCCCAGCCTGAGCAACCTTGTGCTTTATCTGTTATGAAGTACGGCATTAGTATTGTGTCTGCCTTAACCATGAGATTGTATGTGTTCCTGCTGAACTGACGGCATAAAGTGATTCACCGGGGTTCATAACTAATTCAATGCTATCTAGTTTCAATAATTGCAAACCATTTGCGGTTGTAACACCTTCATTGCCCAAGTAAATGCTATTCGTGTTATCCATGTTATGAATATGCAGGCGTGACGGATTTGGCGAGATGCCATCTACTAATTGACGTGTAGTTCCTATTGTTTGTTGCCCAGATGTAATCGCCATCAAAATCCTTAGAGCATTAGAAGCAAGTCTGCTTCATCTTCTAGTATTGACCATTCTACTTGCGCTTGAACGCTAATCGAGAATGCTGGACTTAGTGCAGAGGTCGTAGCCGTAATTGTTGCAGGCATTCTTACAGGTCGCGCTGGTGGTGTTTTCACAATTACTGGCGTTGGTGGTTGCGGTAATGACTCAACCTTTGGCTGGCGTATCGGTGGTGCAGGGTATGGGCGATTAGAGCCATAGCCCGGAGCAACAGGTTCTGGCGGTGTTGGCGGTATAACAGTTGCATTAGCCGTAGTTTCTAGCGTTCCAAGAGAACCCCTAAATACGGGTTTGATTGTAGGCAGGCTGTTTGCAGTTGCGTTTATTGCACCTAGTTCAGATGCAGCCGTTGTAATGTGTGTGACTGTTGCACTTACAGCGTTAGCAAGATCACCAAGCGGAGCATCTAAAACTGGCAGAATTTGTGGAATAGTTGTAGCTGTGGAATTCATAGACCCAAGTGATGCAGTGGATGAAGCCGTGTGGCTTACCCCTGAAATGCTTGAACTGGTCAATGCTCCTAAAGCACTAGATGCAGAAACTACGACATTTGGCGTAGATGCAATGCTTGCGCTTAGACCATTAAGACTTGCAGAACTTCTAGCCAACTGAGTAAACGTGCCGTCATAAGTAGATACGGCTGAGTCATAAACTAAGTCATTTGCTGAATAGGCAGACTTGCCACCTACGGCTGAGGAATCTAAAGCGCGTTGATTCAAGACCATCTGCGCAAGTCGCGCTAGACGGTCAAGATTTAATTCAAAGTCATTGAGTTCTGATGAACTCATGTCTTAGCTCGCTAGTGTGAGCGAAGTTGTAAATGATCCTGATGAGATCGTGTAAGTATCGCCTGCAGTGTATGGGTTACCTGTAATCGTTCCAGAGAATAAGAAACTGCCACCACTTAAAGCATCCCAAGCGGTAAAGAATGTTGCATCTTGTGAACCGCTAATGTTTGTCCAAGATACGTCAGCATCAGAAACAATAGACCCAGTAGATGCGCCAGCGAAAGAAACGGCCTTGCGTGTAGTTTCTGTTGCGCCATTGGCTGTGCCAGCAGCACCCGGATCGCCTATGTGTAATTGCACATAAACATTAGTCACGGCGTAGGCGGTGTTATTTCCTAAAGCATTTAGCAAGCTATTCGCTAAGTGTGCGCTCATTCCAGTAGCCATTAGTTTTCAACTCTTTCAGTAACAGTAACAATCTTGCCATCGTCATCACGTTCAACGGTTCTAATAGTTGTGCGCTGTTGTGGTGCTTCAACGGTGATGTTAGGCGGGGCAACATTTATCACGGCAGGCGGTACGTTCACAATCGTTTCAGGCATCTGCACATTAACATCGTGTGTACGTTGTACGTCATAAACAGACTCTGGTGCTACTGGGTCAATCTGAGCTACTTGTTGCAACTGTGTAGACGGAACGCCTGTGTGATCTATTGCAGGCAGATTTAGAGCAGCCAGAACGCCAGCAGGATCGAAGCCAGAATAAATAAGTTTCTGAGCCATCGTGACACGCTTGTCGGTTTCAACGAGTGAAGCAGCACCCAAATCCACGTTAGCCAAAGGAACGCGATAAACGTCACCACCTGTAACAGGTCGCAAATCCTCGAATCTTCTAATGTCATTGACTGAAAGGAATCCTGCCTGTGAACCGATTGAGTAGCCATTCATTCTTGTAGCAAAGTCACCGCGAAGTAAACCGTCTACATTGAAACGAATAAACGCATTGTCAGGTAACAATGCGCTGTAAGCATCTTCAATCTTAGCCACATAAGGGCGCAAGGTATGAGTAACAAAGTTAATGTTGTTCTGTTCTACTGATGCGTAAGACATTGCACCCGGTGTAGTAATGCCGATCATGTGCGGTGGAACTCTAAAGATTCGCGCAATTTCTTCAATGGCTAGCTTGCGACTATCTAGCATCTGAGCTTCGTCTGGGTTAATGCCAGTCTTTACAAACTTTGCGCCACCTGTAAGTAGTCCAGTCTTATGAGCCTTGCGGAAACCATCGTGACGGTTACTAAAAGAATCAACCAGTTGCTTGGCTTGATCGCTCTTTAAGTCTTGTGGTGTTTCAATGATTCCTTGAGTGGTCGCGCCTTGACCAAAGAAACGGGAAGCAAAAGATTGCAATGCACTCGAAAGACCAAGGTTGTCTTTCATTTCTGTAACACGCGACATACCGCGTAGATCGCCAGCCTTGCGCAGCTCGGTGATTTGTAGCATGTCGCGCTTGCTGACTGGAATCTCTTGATTGTCGTCAATAATGTATTCGATCTCACGAGTACGAATGTTGCGCACAACCTGAACGCGGTTAGGCGCAATGCAAACTAGGTTTACAACATCGCCACGACCATCACGGAATACACGAACGAAAGCGTTGCCGTCTAGCAATAGGGAAATAAGAACTTGCTGATAATGCTCAGAACGCAACAGGTCTACATCTGGTCTTTGCACCCAACTAGGTTGTGGGCGATAAGGTACGCGGTCACCGTCACGGCGAATAAAGGAATCAACTGGAAGCGTTGAAATAGTGTCAGAGATTAAAAGCACACAAGCATAGAAAGCATTTATCTTCATTGCCTGTGTCTGGTCTATGTTTGTTCCTGCTTCTGTGGTGAAAGCAAATGAATCGCCTGAACCCCAGATTGACTGGAAACTAATTGCGCGTTCCTCTTTATTACCGCCGGTCAAATTTCCAAGCATTACTTGCCTTTCTCAAATGCGATACCGACAAGCAAAATACTTACGCCAGCTGCGACTATTCCTAATGGCAGGATGAACAAACCTAGACCTATCGAGATTGTTGCTAGACCAACCACTTGCAGGATTGAGGGGATCACGCAAACTCCTAGAAGCTAAAGAACTGTGGCACAACGGGTTCTTCTCTTGAAACAGTTGCCCTATCAAATCCTATGATACTAGCAACAGC